CTTTGCATTGACAATAGTTCCGAACAATAGATACCCATTGTTCAAGGCAATAAAAATAATCGGACTACAAATATAGTAATGATATGGTAAAAATCAAAAAGAGACAAACACTAAAGGGGCAGTTGAGAGACATGCCAGTGGGAGATGTAGCAGTGATCTCGTATCCGAAGACGGGGTGGTCTCCACAAAGAATCAGAGAAGCGGTCTGCAAGCTGAAGCGAGAGGGATTCCTCTATGAATGTACCGAAAAGGGATACGCAGACGCAATCAGGGTAACAAGACTTCAATAATCAAGGTTATGTCATTAGAGCAATTAATGCAAGAGCATATAAAGGCTCTTAACGAAAACACACAGGCAATCAGGGCGTACACAAACGCACTGAACGTGAAGCAGAAGACTATTGATACCGAGCATACAAAGGATTCAGCATGTCGTTTCTGCGGAATAACCTACAAGACCATCCAGATGTACGTAGCCAACGGCTCGATCACTCCATGCCGGAGAAAGGATGGCAAGAGGGAATACTTCAAGGAGCATGATCTCGTTTCGCTCTGCGAGACAATGCAACTCTTCGGAGGAACATACGGAGACATGAAATCCAATCCGAGAAGTCTTTATTACGAAGGATAAATCAGGTGTGGTCTTCTGACCGAGACCATGCTTGCCAAGACACTAAAAGTCAAATAAAAAAGGGACACAATGCGTAGTAAGTGCTACGTGGTCAAGAGTCCGTTCCCATGTGAAAACTTTAGTTACTGACCGCAAAGGAAGTCAAGCCGTGATGGTACGACAAGCCAAAGTCTAAGGTAACAGCTCTCCGCAGACCAAGAAGAGTCGTGACGATTTACATAGGCAACTGCGTAGGCTCGTAATGCTGGGTGGCATTGGAACACATGTAAGTCCACGAGGTTCAAACCCCTCGCAAAAGCAGATGACGGGTAAAAATATGGGGGCCCAACTATTGAACCCCCATATCCGCTCAACATTAGGCGGTTTTAGCACGGAGGACAAACCTGAACACTTTGGACTTCTTCGGATAAATCCTCTTGCCGTTTATCGTCTTGTACGGACGGTAAATCACAACCTCGTTAGAGCTGTTTTTGTTTTCACTGGTCACACATAACACCCCCTTTTGAATTGTGAATTATCAGTCCTCAATTCGATAAGGTTTGAAGCTCCGGAGGGGATGTTATGTGTGTTGTGAAAACTCTGCAAAGGTAAAGGATTTTCAAAAGAGACAATCAATTAATCACAACTATATGAAAACACCAAGAAAGAACACCCACACCTACAACGTGTGGCAGTGGTTGCTGAAAGGCAAGACCATCACATCAATGCAAGCCATTGACATGTTCAAATGCACAAGACTGGCTGAGGTCATCCATCGTCTCAAAAACGAGTACGGAATGGACATCAAGAGCCACCTCATCAAGATGAAGAATCACAACGGGACACTCGTTGAGATAGCAAAGTATGAACTGATTACCGAATTTTAAAGCACTATGGAGAAGTTTTTAGTTAAGGAGTTCATCGGAGAGTTCTTCTCTAAGATGTACGAAGCGAACAAGGGAAAGAAGATGGAGATTATCCTCAAGATTAACAAGGATGTAATCCAAATCTGGAACAAAGAGCCCGGCGTGTGTCCGGCATTTACCGACATCACTCTCATTGACGAGAGACCGACCATTGACGGACTTGTTAAATCATTAAGCGAGTAAGTAACCATGAGCAAGCTACAAGAAATCCAGCAGAAGCTGAAAGCACCGAAAGGACAGTACAACAACTTCGGCAAGTACAAGTACCGCAGTTGTGAGGACATCCTTGAAGCGGTCAAGCCGATACTGAAAGAGGTGGGATGCACTCTCATTCTTTCGGACGAGATGGTGCAAGTGGGAGACCGATACTACATCAAGGCAACCGCACACCTGAAAGGCGAGAATACTGACGAGACAACCACCGCCTATGCGAGAGAGGATGCGGAGAAGAAAGGCATGGACGGATCGCAGATTACCGGCACTGCATCATCCTACGCACGAAAGTATGCGCTGAACGGATTGTTCTGCATTGACGATACGAAGGATGCGGATACTGACGAGTATGCCAACCAGACGGGCAAACAAGCGAAGCCCTCTGCTCCAGCAACCCCAGCAAAGGAGATAGAGACAAAGGATGGCAAGGAGGTGTTCGACCCAAGACACCCACTTTGGAACAAGGCTCTCAAGAAGATGGCAAGCGGAAAAGGTAGCATCGCAGAACTGCAAAAGGTCTACCATATTCCGGCACATGCTGAGACCGCTATCACCGATTACCTGAAGGAAAACTTAAAGCAGAACTAACAAATGGAGACACCAAGATATAAAGACATAAGGGAAGCACTTTACCGACTGAAGCACATCCAGTTCACACTCAACAACACCTATGAGGAGAACGGGGGCGAGGTAACGGAGGAGACATCGAACTTAGAGGAAATCAAGGAAGCGATACTCTACATGATGGCAAATGGTGGAGTAGACCAGCTCGCGCGACTGCTCAATTCGGTCAAGGCAGACATCGACCAGTACAAGGCTGAACAGGACTTCCTGAAGAGACAGCAGAGGAAGAGCGAGAATTTTCAAGAGGACATCCTTGAATGCGTGAACATCGCAATGGAGGAACTGGGAGAGGAGAAGATGAAGGGAGACTTCGGATATTCGTTCACTCAGCACATCGCATCATCAACGAAGCCGGACACAAAACTCATCAGGGAACTTTTCTATGATGATGTGGAGAGGGCAATCCGAGAAGCGAACGTATGTCCGGAGCATATCACATTCACACTCTCAGCCTCATCATCGAAGCTGAAGGAAGGAGAGGAGATGCCGGACTACTTCACGACCACGACAAGGGCAAGGGCTACCTATCGCAAGCCGAGAAAGGCAGACGATACTCAGGACGAGTTCAGTGTAAACGATTTTGAAAACAATCTATAAACCGTAAATGATATGAACAAGGTAATTCTAAGTGGCTCAATGGGAGAGCCGAAATTCAGAGAGGTAAACACCAAGAATGGTGCGCAGGATGTATGCTCGTTTGGCATCTGTCTGCGAGAAGGAAGAGGAGATAACGCAACCTTCTCGTGGTACAACGCGGAGTATTGGATGAACAAGGATTCCAGACTGCGCCAGTATCTCGTCAAGGGAACGAAGGTTCTCATTGAAGGAGAGCTCAAGACGGAGAAGTGGAAGGGGCAGGACGGAACGGAGAGAACATCCATCAAGATCGCAGTTCGTAACCTTGAACTCTTGGGAGATAGGCAGGAGGCTCCTGCGTCTACTCCGCTTCCGACAACGGACAATGACGATGACGGAGACCTACCGGACTTTTTAAGGGGTCAGTAGAACAATAACTTCTTGACAATCAAATGTTATGTGGGAGGAAATTAAAGCGATGCAAGAATACCTGGAGATAGAGGTATCTGAAGACGCAAATGAGATATGTGAGAGGATGAGGGTGCTGAATGTGTATATGGCGAGAAGTAGCAGAATGCTGGCAGAAGCGAAAGCACATAGAAGAAAAGCGGAGAGGGACACGATAGCAGCCGTTCCTGATTTTGGCACAATGCCAGCCAACACATTGAAGAAATACCTCGAAGTCTGCGCCTACGAGTGGTACGAGATTGAGGATGCTCTGGAAAACCTCTACAAGTCATGCGTTCACTCTTTGGACAGCATGAGATCGCTGCTGTCTTTCTCCAAGGAAGACATGAGGTTGTCAAGGAGTGGGAACTAATCTCCGCAGTGATGCGCAGAGCCATATATTTTTCGAGTTAAGTGTTAAGCAAAGGCATGGGGAGGCTGACCCTGCTCCATGCCACCAAGAAGACTAAACGGGGAGAAAGTTTTATCCAGATAATAAGGTTTTTATACGGGTCAATCTCCCCACCCAGTCTTTCGGAACTAAAACGAATAGCATTATGACGCACAGTTTTGATGTTGAATTAGCCAAGATGTTTGGCATTGAAGAAGCTGTCTTTATTGACAAGTTTGTCGGTTGGATTCAGCATAATAGAGTTAATAACAAGAACTACCACGATGGCAGATACTGGACTTTCAACTCCGCTAAAACATTCACTGACATCTTCCCTTACATGTCGGAGAGCAAGATAAAGAGAGTGATTTCAAGACTGGTTGAAATAGGGATGTTGCTCAAGTGTAATTATAACGAGAATCAGTATGACCGAACAAGCTGGTATGCGTTCTCGGATGAAGGTTACTGCATAGTTCAAAAGTGTTACTTCCATAGTTCAATAATGACCAATGGAAAGGTGCAAAATGAACCAACGATACCAAATAACCAACCAAATAACCAACCAAATAATATTATATCCTTTACGCCTTCTGGCGAAGGCACTGACGGAAAGTTGTTTGATGACGATGCCGACTCAACATTAACAATGCTATCCTCGGAAAAAGAAATCATAAATGCGAGGCAAGCTGACAAGCCGACAGCCGAGGAACGTGCCGAATGGTTCGAGGACTTGTGGCTGATGTACGAAAGGAAAGGTAGCAAGGCAAAGGCAAGGAAGGAGTTTGACAAGCTGACCAAAGAAGAGGTTGCCACAATGAGGTTGCACATCCCACCATTCCTCCAGTCAAGACCGGAAAGGCAATACCGACCAGACTTCGAGAGGTACATCAAGAACAAGGCATTCAACTCGGTTGTGTATAGCAAGGCAAATGAAATGCTTTTCGATCCTGAAGCACCGGACACTTCGGTAACACGCGAGGTTATCCCTGAGCCGGTAGAACAAAGCAGAACAATAACAATCAACGGACAAGTTTACAGATAGCCATGCAGGAAATAAACGAACAAAGCATACGTTTGTGGTGGGACATATTCAAGTCACAGAATCCTTTGGTCGAAATAAGGCTTTTAGGTGGCAAGAAGACCGCTTCGGGTTACTTCTCTAACCCTGATGTCCTCATAAGGGAGATAACGCCTTATACGCAAGATAACGCGGTTTCTTGGAATATCTATTTTACACTCAATCCGCTCAAGCCGGAGTGCTATTCGAGAGACCAGCAGGACAGGATCGTAAAGTTCCCCTCTAACACCACCACCGACACGGAGATTATCGGAAGGGACTGGGTGCTGATAGACATTGACTGCAACAGGCTCGCAGGAGTGAACGCAACAAGTCAGGAAGCACAGTACGCATACGCAAAGGCAGAACACGTGGAGAACTTTCTCTTGTCGCAAGGCTTCAACCCTCCGGTAAAGGTATTCTCAGGAAGCGGAATACACCTCTACCTCAAATGTGCGTTGGCATGCAACGACAACAACGATAAGCTCGTTAAGGATTTCCTTCTTGCACTCGGCATGCTGTTCAATGATGAACACTGTAAGATTGATTCCGTGGTAGCAAACCGAGCACGTATATCACGACTGCCAGGTACATGGAATAGGAAAGGCTCTAAGAGCAGTAAGGAAAGACCTCAGCGAATATGCCGTTTCCTCAGTGTTCCTGAGGAAGTCAAGGTCAATGAAAAGGAGTTCTTCGAGAAAGTCGTAAAACTTCTGCCTAAAGAGGAAGCACCATCAAAGGAAAACAACTTTCGTCCAATCAACTACCAGGAGTTCAACCTCCGAGAGTTCTTTGACAAATACCACATTGAGGTGCTGAAGGAGATAAGGATTGACAAGGGAACGAGGTACATCCTCAAGGAATGTCCTTTCGATCCGGCTCACGGACACGATTCGATGGTGTTCCAGTATGACTCCGGACCACTGGCATTCTACTGCTTCCACAACGGATGTACGGGCAACGGATGGAAGGAGTTTAGGGCGCACTTCGATAGGGATGCTTACTCCTACCAAGCACGTGGCGAGTGGTCGCAGAGAAACAGGAGAGAGAGACCTCAGGTGGAGGCACCGAGACCGATAGAACAACTACCGGCTCCGGACGGACAAGAGTGGTTGAGCATGGCGGACATCCAGTACCTCGACCTCAAGAACCTCTCGGCAATTCCTGTCGGACACGAGGCGTTTGACCGAAAGGCATTGGGACTTATCCTCGGAGAGATATCCATTGTCTCAGGACTGAACGGAAGTGGAAAGTCATCATGGCTCAACTGCGTTTCACTTAACGCAATCCAACGCGGATTCAAGGTGGCGATGTTCAGCGGAGAGCTGATGAAGGAGAAGGTCAAGACTTGGCTTAATCAGGTAGCTGCCGGACGAGAGTTCGTCAAGAGGGTGCATGGATATGATGACTTCTACTACGTGCCGAAGGATGTCACTGCAAAGATAGACGAGTGGACGAGGGACAAGATATTCCTCTACGACAACAAGTACGGGCGCAACTGGTCACGACTGCTGGAGAGCATCAGGAACGTGGTCAGGGATAAGGGAGTTCATCTGCTGATCCTTGACAACCTCATGACCTTGGACCTTGATGCATTCAACGGAGACAAGAACGAGAAGCAGAGCGCATTCGTGAACAGCCTTGCTGACTTGGCAAAGCAAGCGAACATCCACATCATACTGGTGGCACATCCGAGAAAGTCGCTAACCTTCCTGAGACGAGAGGACATTGGAGGTAGTGGAGACATAACCAATCTTGCTGACAACGTGTATATCATACACCGATGCAATAAGGACTTCGCCAAACGAGCACCTGAGTTTCTTGGCAATGAAGAGGTCGCTAATATCGTGGAGTATCATGGTTTCTCCAACGTGGTGGAGGTCTGCAAGAATAGGTTTGTCGGCTCGGTTGACAATATCTTCGGATACTACTACGAACTGGAGACCAAGAGGTTCATGCAGAGCAAGACGGAGCATGTGGTCTACGGATGGAATCCTCCGATAATTCAGCAGGATATGGACTTTGACGGGTTCACTGGAATAAGCAAGGAAGAATGGGGAGTAAATGAGTTTGAGGATGATTTACCCCTGTAATGTATAACATTAAATTTTCAATCTATGTTCAACGGAAAACGCATTAAGGCAATGGAACAGGAGATAGCACAGCTCAAGGAGCAGCTTCGTTATCTCACGAACAGCAACAAAGAACTTGTTGCTTTCAAGGCAGCAGTCTCTCTTGATGGAGAGTTGGTAGAGGACTACTTGGAGGGAAAGACCGAAGAGGATACTCTTGAATTCCTCCGCTACAAGAGCCGCTACGAAAGCGGACTGAGACGATTCGTCCGCAACACCATCTCAAAGAAGAAGAACGTGCTTGCACATGGCAAAGAAAAGTCAACCGACAAAAAGTAATTACCGATGTAAGGATTGCCGCTTCTTAGGCAAGGACAATCCTAACTTTCTAAGGATCGCAGACCGCTCTCCCATCCTCGCGGAGTGCTTAGTGAATAAACCGTTTTATACCAACAAGATGAGGAGAGCATGCGACCTCTTTAAACCAAAGTACCAGATTTAAAAAACAACTAAAGATGATCAAAAAGATTGAGGAGTTCGTGAAGAAGGTGGACTCCATGAAGAAAGAAATGCTTGGAGACGATTGTGGATTCGTCCTTCTTGCATACCAGGAGATTGACGATAAGCAACAGCACAATACATTCGCGGCTGGTGGAAAGCTCAGCAATATGGCAGAGTGCTTCGTGGCATTCATGAAGTCCGAGCCGGTAATGGCAAACGTAGTGATGGCGGCATCAAGCGCAATCGCGCAGCAGAGGATAGTAGAGGCGCAGATACTCGCAGAAGCAAAGAAAACTAAGAAAACCAGAAAGAAAAAAGCAAACTAATGGAGACAATCAAGATAAAGAGACTTTCGGAAGATGCTCTTCTTCCGGTCAAGGCAACGGACGGGGCTGCTTGCTTCGACCTCTATGTGCCTAAGGACACTGCAATCCGCAAGGGACGAAACGTAGTGCAGCTTGACCTCGCCATTGAACTTCCACATGGTACATACGCAGAGGTAAGGCCACGCAGTGGGTTCTCAGCAAAGGGAATAGAAGATATCACTGGATGCAGAAGGGATGCTGATGTACTGCATGGCTGCATCGATGAGGATTTTCGTGGCAATATAGGAGTGATAATCAGGAGCGAGGATTACTTCATTATTCAGAAGGGAACGAGGATAGCGCAGATGCTGATTGGAGAATACCGCCAATGCGAGTTTGCAGAGGTAGATGATCTCTCTTCAACGGATAGGGGCGAAGGAGGATTTGGTCATACGGGAAAGTAAAGTTATGAGCTGGAGAAATAGACCGCCTAAGAGGGCACATTTTGATACTCAGGAAGAGTATGACGAGGCAGTAAATGACTTCTATAATGAACTGGCAGACGAAGCGGATGCCGTTTATGAGGAGAGAAAACTACGTGGGGAGGATATATGATACTCTCAGATAAGGAGGTCGCAAGGCTTCGTAGGCTGTTGATGGAGATAGACCATGAAGCCTCCGGCAAAGGGCGCAAGTCCGTCATACAAACAAGAACAAGAAACATCCGGCTGATGCTCACGAAGGCAGAAAGGCGGGAAAAAGAATCACTATTTAATCAAAAATAATTATGGACAAAAAGAAATTCATCGTGCGCTGCGACAGAAGCGGCGTATTCTACGGCGAGATCGAGAGCCGTAACGGCAGAGAGGTGACAATGAGGAATGTGCGCCAGGTATGGTGCTGGTACGGAGCTGCGGCTCTTCCGCAGCTGGCGAGCGAAGGCACATCAAGACCGGCTGACTGCAAGTTCACGGTCACCCTGGACGAACTCACCGTCCTTGACTGCATCGAATTCATCCCATGCACCGACAAGGCGGTTGCATCATTAGACGCTGTGAAGGAATGGAGAGCTTAGAGGATAAGATCAGGAAGTTCCTTACTATCGGCTATGGCTATGGCGATGGCTATGGCGATGGCTATGGCTATGGCTATGGCTCTGGCGATGGCGATGGCTCTGGCGATGTCTCTGGCTATGGCGATGGCTCTGGCGATGTCTCTGGCTATGGCGATGGCGATGGCTCTGGCTATGGCTATGGCTATGGCTCTGGCTATGGCTATGGCGATGGCTCTGGCTATGGCTATGGCGATGGCTATGGCTATGGCTATGGCTATGGCTATGGCTCTGGCGATGGCGATGGCTATGGCTTAAAGTCCTACAATCATCGTAAGGTCTACTATGTGGATGGTATTCCAACGCTCATAGATTCCGTTCACGGAATGTTTGCGAAGGGCCACATGATAAATCGTGACAAGACAACCAGTCCATGCTACATCGCTCGCCATGGCAATTCATTCGCGCATGGAGAGACACTGCATGCCGCTCAGAGGGACGCCCTTGGCAAGCATATGCAGGAGATGCCGGAGGAGGAAAGGATAGAGATGTTCATCAGGGAGCATCCTTCCATAGACGAGGTCTTCCCTTGCGAGGACCTGTTCAGATGGCACAACACCCTCACGGGGTCATGCGAGTTCGGTCGCAGGCAGTTCTGCAGCGACCATGGAATTGACCTTGACGGGGAGTACACTGTTAGATACTTCCTTGACATCACCAAGGACGCCTATGGCGGAGAGGTGATAAGGAAGGTGAGAGAAGCATACGAAACAACGGGCGAGTGATCCTCGCCCTTAATCTTTCAATCTTATGACAACTGAAATCACGATGACTGAGAAGCAGTCTCAGCAGAAGAAGATCCTGGAGCATCTGAGCAAGGGATACACCCTCACTCCTATCCAGGCGATTGATGTGGCGGGAACCATGAAGCTCGCAACGAGGATAAGCGAACTGATAAGGCAGGGCTATCCGATAGTCAAGGAGTGGTATCGAACTCCGAGTGGTAAGAAGGTCATGAGTTACAGGCTGATGATGGAGGCGGTATGAAACAACAAATCCACGCCACTTCCTCCGGCAGGAGAGGATGAAGGAGATGACCTCCCTTTTGATTAGACCCGAGTAAGTCATTAAACTATTCATATGAGATGATGTTCAATCGGCTCCCTTCGGGGGAGGCTTATTCTTTTTTTATTATGACTGAAGAACAGATAAAGGCAATGACTGAGGAGTACACGAAGAACTACATCAGCCGATTCAAGAAGGTCGCAGAGCAGGCATACATT